GGCAATGACGATGTCATCACCTAATACGGCGTATAGGGCAAACCAACCTTTGTGGCCCGCTCGTTGTGCGGAATACTGCACCATCGCGTGATGGATTAGAGCGAGCATACCCCACGAGGAGTATGCACCCATTGGTTGACCGACTGCATAACGCAGGAACTGAGTTCCCACGTTTTGCTCACGTGCGATCCTTTTCGGGATCACATATGGCCGATCAACCAGTAGGGCTGCCCAAGCTCTTGCGAACTTTTCACCAAATACACACGCTAGCAGGATCTCCTGGATCTTTATGGGTATACGATCCGTCGCTGACGAAAGATCGTAAGAGTAAATGATCTCACGGGGATTTACTCTCTTTAATAGACGATCGATTGGCTTAAGCTGATCGAAAGTCCCATCTTGAGGTATTGTTTCCAATACACTGAAGAGCCACTTGTGAAGTGGATAAAGAGCCCACTGGGTCCAGCAGTCTGCCAGAGCTACCACCCGGACCTTCCCCGCTGCTTCTGGAAGTAAGGCAAGGCGTCCGCAGACATTCTTACCAAATCCATGTGCATTCCGAACCTTCGTCCGGTTTACAGCACGGGCCTGCTGATAAAACACAGCAGTATCTTCCAGCAACGTCCAAAGGCTCTTTGTCGTTCCGTAACCTCCAGGAATACATTCCAAGAAGTCACGTAATAGATTAGAGCTTAAAGACGCGAAACCGCTTCCATCGTCCGATGGAGTGGTTGTCCACATCATTGCTGATGAGAACCGGTGCGCGAACGAAGTTGGTGTACCGGATAGCCAGGATGGAACAGGCTTGTTAGCAAGTCTGAGGGCATTTACCATTTTAGTGATAGATGGATCCTCAAACCGGTCTGCAGAGACTGAAGAGATCACAAACGGCACGGGCCGCCCGTAGTCCTCGGGATTTACATCCCGAAGATCGGTGATTAGATCGAATCTCAGCTTGCTGAGATCGATCCCAGAGTGTGTTTGAATCCCTGGGAGGAAGGTATTTAGACAGAAAGATTTCCAATCGTTTAAGAAAGGAGTCTTAAGGTCCTTACCTAGGCCCAAAATTGATAAGAAATTGGGCCGTCCCTTACAAGGCATCACTCTGTACATCCCGAAGAATGTTAACCAAAGCCGGATTGTCTCTCTGTTACCAGAACGTATCTGTGTCCGCACGAATGCAGGCATAATACGCGGGAGTCCATCCCGAGACCGGGCAACTGCAACCTTTCCAATCTTTCGTGAATGGAAAGACAGTTGACCTCCGGGTAATGACTGCATAAGTGCAACATTACAGACTTTCAGGTACAAGACCAAGCCTCTGCTTCCAGAAGCCTTGCCAATGGACACACACGCCTTTGCGAACTGCGC